GGGAGGGGGAGCGATGAGCGAGCGGGCGGCGCTGAATGCAAGCCTGCGTGAACACCGAGCGATCTATCAGCAACTTGCTGACACGCCGGAGCCGGACGCCGAGGTGCGGGACGTGCTGGCAGAGGCGATTCGGATAACTCCACACGGAGCATTAGGCGATGGCCCGAACGCCTACGATCGCACTGCCGACGCTGGCCTGGCCGCGTTGCGGGACAAAGGGTTCGCCGTGGTGCGGACGGCGGATGTGGGTGGTCTGTGCCCGCCATCGGTCATTGCGTGGTTTGTGAAGCACGGGTACGACTTCGAGTCCATGCGGGAGTCGTTGCGTGCGTTTCCCGATGATTCCGAATACATGGACGAACTGTCGGACGCGCTCGTTGCCGCTGAGCATTGGGTCGCTGATGACGAGGTGTACGCACGGGTGAAGGAGGCCATCCGATGACGCAGACGGACGCGGAGATCGTGGCGCTCGTGGCGCGGGCGATTCGTGAGCGATTCCCGCTCGTGCTGAAGTACGAGGCGGAGAATCTGGCGAGTGTTGCCGTGGCCGCGCTGACCGAGGCNNNGACCGAGGCGGGGCGGCTGGTTTCTCAGAATGTGACGTGCCCTGCTTGTGGTCACGTTATGGATGCGGGCTTGGCCGGTGGTAGTGGCGACTGATATGAGGCGTTTGGTATAATTCGACTAATTGCAAAGAGGCCGGGGCGCTGCGTCAACAGCCCCCGGCGTGGCCAATCGACATTAGGAGGTCGAAGGCGTGGCAACTCTACGAATCCCCGTGAGAAATCGCAACTTTCCCGATCTCTACGCGACCATAGACGAGGAGGATGCGGATGTCGTGTGCTGCATCGGCCCGTGGTACGCAAAGAAGGTTGGCAATACCTTCGTGGTTAGATCGCACACTTGGGACCCATCGGTGCAACAGAATCGGGGGTTCTTTCTTCATCAAGTCGTGATGGGGTTGCCGGGCGAGGCGATTGATCACCGAGACGGCAACGCACTCAACAACACGAAGGCCAATCTGCGTATCTGCTCGCAGAGCCAAAACATGTGTAATTCGGCGCGGTCCAATCTCTCTGCGTCCGGGTTTCGTGGTGTGTATCGCCATCACAGAGGCCATGTTTGGAAAATGGAAATCCGATGTGGCGGCGAGCGGGTGTTCTCCACCCATGCAACCGCCGAGGAAGCGGCATTGGCCTATGACGAGGTGGCACGTCGTCTTCATGGCGAGTTTGCGGTGCTCAATTTTCCTAGGACGGGAGAACAGGGGGTATTGCAGCGGATGGCGGCAAGGCATAGCTTGCCATGACCGCGAAACCCAAGCCGGAGCCGGGGAGCATCTTGCCAGTGCGGCGGATGATCTGTGCTGCCTGTGGCAACGAGTTCGTCCAGGTGTGGAACCCGCGGAAGATCCGGCGGACGTGCGAGCAGTGCCGGCAACGGTGACGGGCAAACATGGGCATACGGTGTCGCCTGTCTTGCGTAACCGTATGCCCGGTTGTACCATGACCGTGGGGCAATCCGGCTCCAGCGGGGCGGTGCATGTCGTTACGAAATGGTACAAAAACGCCGCTTTCCGGCAAGCAGCTTACCGCTGCGGTCGATTGCGCTGTTGATGAGCACACCGACGAAGAGATCGCGCAACGAGCTGGCGTCACCCGAACGACGCTGAATCGATGGCGGGAACTGCCCGAGTTCGCCGCCGAGGTTGAACGCCAGAAGCAAGCCATTCTCCAGAAGGCACTTCGGCTCCCCATTGCCAAAAAGCACTACCGCCTCAAGGTGCTCAACGATCGACTGATGGCGATTCAGGAAGTCATCACCGAGCGGTCGCAGGAAGGGCTTCCCGCTGCCGGGGCTGGAACGGGCCTGATTGTCCGCGACGTGAAGGCCGTTGGTACCGGGCGTGATGCCGAAATCGTTGACGTGTTCGCGGTGGATGTCGCGTTGCTCCGTGAGGAGCGGGCGATCATGGAACAGGCCGCGAAGGAAACCGGCGACTGGACGGAGAACCTGAACGTCACCGGCACGGGCTCTGTCCGGCTGATCGGCGTCGATCCGGGGGACATCTAGGGTGGTCGCCGTTGCCGCCACGCGCACACCCCCATCAGGCGGCGAGCCCGTTACGTACTGGCCGCGTGGCGCGTCTGCCGAGATGTTTCGCCGCCACGAACCCGAACTGCTGATCGCGGGTCCGGCCGGCACGGGCAAGACGTACGGCGCGCTGTGGCGCATCCACCTGGCCGCGCTCAAATACCCCGGCATGCGGGCGATCATGCTCCGCAAGGTGCAAGAGGACCTGACGGCATCCGCGCTCGTGACCTACCAGCAGCGCGTGCTCGGCTCCGGCAACTTCGGTGTCCGGGCGTTCGGCGGGAGCAAACTCAAGCCCGCCGGGTTCCAGTATCCGAACGGGAGCGAAATCCTCATCGGCGGGCTCGACAAGCCCGAAAAGGTGATGTCCCGCGAGTACGACCTGGTGTATGTCAACGAGGCGACGGAGATCACCGAAGAGGATTGGGAGAACCTGACGACGCGCGCCCGCTGGGGTGTGATGCCGTACCAGCAGGTGTTCGGCGACTGCAACCCGCAAGGGCCGGGGCATTGGCTGTACAAGCGAACACAGCGGATCAACCCTGAGACTGGCGCGGTGTTTACAGTCATGCTGAACAGCGTGCATGAGGACAACCCGGCGCTGTTCGATCCCAAGACGAACGATTGGACGGACAAGGGACGGGCATACATCTCCAAGCTCGACAACCTCACCGGGTTCCGCCGGATGCGGCTGCGTGACGGCAAGTGGGTTGCCGCCGAGGGTGTCGTCTATCCCGCGTTCAATCGCGCTACGCACGTCAAGGCGATCGATTGCGCGAAGTGGAGCGCGGTCCTGCTCGTTGACGTGGGCACGCGCAACCCGACCGTCGTCCTCACGCTCCGGCACGGCAGCGACCGCTTTCACATTGAGCGTGAGGTCTACCGCACGGGCATGAGTTCTGATGACATCGTGGATACCGTGTGCGACGAGGCGGCACGCTGCAAGGCGTCACACGTCGTGGTTGACCCGTCCGCGGCGGGCATCATCCTCTCGCTCGAGCGGCGCGGGCTTCAGGTGCATAAGGCGAACAACGAAATCAAATCGGGTATCACGACGGTCACGACGGCGCTGTCCCACGACGGCGCTGTCCTGTTTGACGGTCGATCCGTCGTGTAATGGCACAATTACGGAGTTTGAAACGTACGCTTACCCAAAGGGTGGCAACGCGCACAGCGACATCCCGGCAAAGGTCGATGATCACGCGATGGATGCGCTGCGCTACGGACTCATGGACCTGACGCAATTCGCAGTCAAGGCGTCGCCCGCCGTGGGCGTCGTTCAGCAAAGCAGGTGGCATTGATGGCACGCAAGCAGACGCAGGCCGTATCGGTCATTACCACGACGATCCAGGACGGCGAGACGGTCACCGGCCTGTCGCACCGGCACACGGCAGCCGTTGAGGACGCCATCGCCGGAATCACGCCGCGACCGGTGTTGTCGCATACGGCATCATGGGAAGCGCCGGAGCCGACCGAGCCCGCAACGCTCAGCACGGTGATCACCAGTGACTGATCGCTCGCCTGTCGCGCACATGACGCCGGTTGGCTCGTCCGGCGTCGTCATCTACGGCGGCGTGGTCTATCACGAAGATGCGGACCGCGCGTGGCGTGGCACGGAGCGTGACCGCACGATTGCGGCCATGGTGCGTGACCCGCTCATCGGCGCCATCCTGTTCGCGACCGAGATGTTCGTGCGCCGGGTGGACTGGCACGTCGAGCCCTATGACGAATCTGCCGAGGCGCAAGCGGACGCCGAGTTCGTGCAGCAATGCCTTGACGACATGGACGGCACGTGGCCGGGCGATGCGCTTGCCGACATCCTCACGTACATCGCGTGGGGGTACTCCGTGCTGGAGGTCGTGTACAAGCAGCGCGTCGGTCCGCTCGAACCGGACCTGGCGAAACGCAGCATGTACACGGACGGGCGGTACGGCTGGCGCGGTTGGTATCTGCGACCGCAGACCACGCGCGACGGCTGGATCATGGACGGAGACAACGCCGTCGCCATGCGCCAGCGCCGTGGCGACTTCTCGCTCGTCGAAATCCCGCTAGACCGCTGCCTGTACATCCGGTACGGATCGGCCGGCGGATCACCGGAAGGCCGCACGCCGCTCCGGCATGCGTACGACGCCTGGTACTACAAACGCAACATCCAGCGGATTGAAGCCATCGGCATTGAACGCGATCTAGCGGGCCTGCCGATCATGCGCGTGCCGAGCCGCGAGATCGAAGGCAACACGGCAACGTACGTCGCGGCGCAGAACATCGTCACCAACATCCGGAACGATGCGATGGCCGGGGCGGTGCTCGCTGGGGATCGTGACCAGAACGGCAACTACCTCCAGGAACTGACCCTGCTCAGCACGGGCGGGCAGCGGCAGTTCGAT